CGTTTCCGCGGTTCGCAGCGGATCTTCCGCCGCAAGAAAGAAACCTGTGCCCGCAGTCCGCAGCGACTCTTCCGCCGGCACGTCCGGCGCCACGTCCCTGGTCGGGATCACGCTGCAGTCGCCGGGCGTGATCGTCCCCGCCGGCTACCACCGCCTGACCGACACGCCGGAGGTGGCCGCCGCAATCTGGTGGATCTCCGACCTGGTTTCCAGCATGACAATCCAGCTCATGCAGAACGGCCAGAACGGCGATACCCGCATCCGCGACGCGCTTGCCCGAAAGGTCGACATCAACCCCTGGCGTCTCGGCAACCGGCAGAGCCTGATTGGCTGGATCACCGCGACCATGTGCATCGAGGGCAATGCCTTTGTCATGCCGAAGACGGTCGGCGGGATGCTCGACGATCTTGTCCCCATGCCGGAGGCCCGCGCGCAGCTGCGTCCGGACGGCTCGCCCTACGAGGTGGTCTGGAAGGGCCTGGCCTTCGAGCCGGACGAGGTGCTGCACTTCGCTCTGCGCCCGGATCTCCAGAAACCATGGCTCGGCATGGGCCTCCGCTTCCCCCTGCAGGACATCGTCGATTCCATCGTCCAGACGGACGCCACCAAGCAGGCCTACATGTCGAGCGAGTACAAGCCGCCGCTGATCGTGGCCGTCAACTCTGACAGCGACCTGTCGGACGAGGAAAAGCGGGAGAAATTCATCGAATCCTACCTCAAGCGCAAGGATCCCCGCACGCCGCTGGTGATCCCCGCGGATCTGATGTCGGTCTCTCAGGCGAGACCGCTGAGCCTCACCGACCTCGCCGTCAAGGACGGCGTGGATCTGGACAAGCGCCGGATCGCGGCGCTGCTCGGCGTCCCGGCCTATGTCGTCGGCTACGGGGCGTTCAGCAAGGACGAGCACAACGCGTGCGTCCGCACCCATGTGCAGTACATCGCAGGCGTCGAACAGCAGGAGCTGACCAAAAAGCTGCTGCTCAGCGAGGAGCGGTACTTCCGTTTCAACGCCCGCAGTCTCTACGCCTACGACCTCAAAGAGCTGGCGGACATCGGCCAGAACCTCTATATCCGGGGGCTCATGACCGGCAACGAAGTCCGGAACTGGGTCGGCCTCGCCCCGAAGGACGGGCTTGATAAACTGGTGATCCTGGAGAACTTCATTCCCGCCGACTCGATCGGCGATCAGAAAAAGCTCCTGAAGGAGGAAAACAGCGATGAAGAAACCGAATAACGCTCCCATCCGCGCCCTGGCCGGCCGCACCGTGCGCAGCATCGGCGGCGGCTTCAGGACGCGCGACGACGGCGGCCCCGTGATCGAGGGCTACTTTGCCGTCTTCAACTCCGATTATGAACTCTGGCCCGGCGCCTGCGAGCAGGTCGCCCCCGGAGCGTTCATCAACAGCCTGGGCGGAGACGTCCGCGCCCTGGCGGATCACGAGACCCGGCTTGTGCTGGGCAGGACGACGGCCGGCACGCTCACCCTCCGCGAGGACGAGCACGGCCTTTTCGGCACCATCAGGATCAACGAACGCGACAGCGACGCCATGAACCTCTATGCCCGCGTCCAGCGGGGTGACGTCACCCAGTGCTCGTTCGGTTTTGATATCATCCGCGAGGAATTCGTGGAGAACCCGGACGGCTCCGTCCTCTGGATCCTCCGCGAGGTCCTGCTGTACGAAGTGAGTGTTGTGACCTTCCCTGCCTACGCGGAGACGTCCGTGGCAGCCAGGCGGGCCGACCTCGAAACCATCCGCAGCCGCAATCTTGAGCTGCGGAAAGCTAAGGTAAAGGAGAAATTGAACCATGCCACTGAAAACCATCCTGCTCCGTAAGCGTCTCTCCGAGAAAGAAAAGGCCAGAGACGAGCTGCGCGCCAGACTCGCAGGCTTCAAGACGCGCGAGGGCGAGCTCTCCGCCGCCATTGAGGAAGCGAAGACCGACGAGGAGATCGCCGCCGTCGAGGCCGCGGTCGACGAGCTGGAGACTTCGCAGAAGAGCACCAAGGACGCTCTGGAAGCGATCAAAAAGGAGATTGAGGACCTCATCAAGGAAATCGAGGAGGCCGAGGCCGCCCAGGAAGAGGCCGTCGATGAGCCCGCCGACGGCGACGGCGCCGGCACTGACGAGAGCGGCGAAGAGCGCTCCAACCGCAGAAGGGAGAACCGCAGCATGAAACACAGAATGACCCTGCGCGAGGCGCAGGAGTTCCAGCGCACCGGCAAGCACAGCTACCAGAACGTCCGCAGCCTGATCCGCTCCAGCGTTCTGAGCAACAGCACCGGTGTCATCGGCCCGACCGGCGTTGACGGCATCACCGATCCCGTCGCGCCCGTCAGCTCCATGGTCGATCTGGTCAAGATCGTCGACGCCACCGGCATGGCCCAGTACAAGGTCGCCGCCATGACGGCCGACGCCTCCGCCGACACCATCACCGAGGGCAGCGTGCCCACCGAGAGCGAGCCCGCCTTCACCGCCGTGACCTTCACGCCGACCAACTACGGCGTGATTGGCTACGTCTCCAAGGAGATCCGCAAGCAGAGCCCCCTCAACTATGAGGAGAAGGTCACCGACTCCAGCCGCCGGGCCCTGCGGAAGAAGCTCAACTCTCTCATCGCCGCCGCCGTACCCGCCTCCTCTCTTGCGGACACCTTCGCCATCACGCTGGCGTCCACTGACACCACCGGCGCCGCGGCGTTCACGCCGACCCTGCTGAGCGACATCATCCTGGCTTATGCGGGCGACGAGGGCGTTGACGGCCAGGCCGTGCTCTTCCTCAACAAGAAGGACCTGAAGGCCTTCGCTGCCGTCCGCGGCACCAACGAGTTCCTCCCGGTCTACTCCATCATCCCCGATCCCGCCTCTCCCTCGACCGGCGTGATCAAGGACAACAACGGCCTCAGCTGCCGCTACTGCCTGTCCAAGGACGTGACCGCGCTGTCCGACCTCGCCCTGACCACCACTGCCAAGAAAGCCATGTTCTTCGGCAATCCGCAGGCCGTGGAGCTGCCCATCTGGGGCGGCATGGACGTCGAAGTGAACGACGGCTACAAGTTCGGCGAGGGTCTGCTGACGGTCCGCGGCGAAGTGACCGCCGACGCGGATCTCGTCGTCCAGGGCGGCTTCGTCGTCGTGACCTGCAAGAAGGGCTCCTGATTCGCTGTTTCCCATTTTATCCGCCTCCCTGTCTTTCCCTCACGGGGAGCCCCTTCGGGGGCTCTTCCCGGAGGGGCACCGTCATCTGAAAGGAGCCTGCCATGCCCGACCTCACTCCCGCCTATACGCTCTTAAAAATGTCCCTCGGCCGCACGACGGTACCGCCGGAGCTCGAGACTCTGCTGCGTGCCAAGTGCGACCAGGCGGCCGGAGAGCTCCGCCGCGCCGGGCTCTCGCTCGATGACGGCAGCCCCGCCGATAACGCGCTGATCGCCGCTTATGCCGAGTGGATCTACCGCCGCCGCAATGCCGAGGACCCCAAGCCCCGCGCGCTGCGCGATGAGATTCACTCGCGCCAGATCGCCCGGACGACCGGAGGCACGCCATGATCTACGATCGCGGCCCTATGGCCGTCTACGAGCGCGACGGCGCGCCGGTGGAAAACCGGCTGCGCCAGATCTCGATCCACTACTACGCGCAGCTGGAGACCTATCACAACCGATTCTGGGAGAGCGTCCAGGCCGGCGACCGCGTCGACCTGCTGCTGCAGGTCCCCGACGGCGCGCAGCTGTGCGCGGATCTCTACGCCCGGCCGGAGGACGGCCACATTTACCGCATCAACCAGGCCCAGCAGACCGAGGACGACAACGGCCTCCCCTGCTGCCGCCTCTCGCTGCACAGGGAGGAGCAAAACTATGAGCTTATCCGATCTTGAGACCGCCCTGAAGACCGTCACCGACTGCGTCTATGAGCGCGAGGCACCCGCCGGCGTGCGGCGCTATATCGTGTGGCACCAGTACAACGCCCAAACCGTCGACGGCGACGACCGGGCCGCGCTGCGCGTCCCGCGTGTGCAGGTCGACGTGTTCTGGCAGCAGCGCATCGACACGCTGCTCGACGATGTGCTGGCCGTGCTCGATTACTGGCGCGTGCCGGTCGACATCCAGGATATCACCTGGGACGACGAGCGGCAGCTCCACCGGGCG